CCTGGAGCTTGGAACCCATCTGCTGCAGCAAAAGCTGCACGTTCGTCGTGTATTGATTGACGAACGCAGTCGTAATCTGAAACGACATGGTGCGTTCTCCGAGAGAGATGGAAGGATTGATTTATCCCTCGCCTTCTCGGGGCGCCTGATCGCTCAGACCCGATACGTGCGGGTGTTACAGTGTTACCGACGTGTCGCCTCTCGGCGGGTCGTGTTGCGCGCCGAGCATACTCTTGCCCGGCGCGGTATTGCAAGTGGCCTACTTTCGTTCCGGCGGCGAGGCGAAGTTGTGCAGTTTCGTCATCTCGTCCAGAGCCGCCTGATGGCCGGGATGGTTGCGGTCCATGTAGGCCGCCATGAAATTCGTGTCGAGTTGCTTCTGGCTGATCTGGTACTTGGCCTGTGCCGGCGTCATCGGACCAAATCCGCCGCCGTCGCCGTCGACCCGCTTGGCCTCGCGCAATTCGTTGCCGAGCTTGTTGAAGAATTTCAGCGTTTCGGCAGGGCCGAGTGCGGCTTTCAACTTCTCCAACTGACCCTCGCCACAGAAGGCATCAATGCCCTGTTGCGCCACGCTGACTTCCTTTTCGGTGGCCGCGCCCCACTGGACCTTGAGCGAGTCGAGTTCGCGCGTGTGCTGCGCTTGCTGCTCGGCTTGCTGGCGTGTGGCCTGCTCGCCACCGAACGCCATGTACTCTTTCGCCAAACTCGCCGCGGCCTTTTGGCTGACGCCGTTGGCATGCATCATCTTGGCCATGCGGTCGACGAATGACTTGTCGGTGCCGTCCGGCAATTCCAGTTTGTAATCCTCCGGCTTGTCGGGCATGCCGAGCCGCTTGTACACGCGGTTCCAGCCTTCGGTATCGGCCGGGTCTTTCGGCAGCGGTAGTTTTTCGAGGCCGATCAGTTGTTCGCTGGAACGTGCGGCTTTGATAAGGTCCTGCGGACCCTTGTAGCCCTTGGTCTGAATCCAGCCCAGGTCCTCGTCCTTGGCGTACTTGTCCCACGTCCACGGCTGTTCGCCCGGAGGCGGTGCGTCAGCCGGCGGCTGCAACGGGGCGTTCGGTGAACTGTGTGTGTCGGTTGGCGGTGCAGCGGCAGGCGGGGTTGTCGTGTCCGTTGGTGCCGTTCCCAGCAAACTGGAGGCTGTGTCACTCATGGTGGGTTACTCGTTGGAGGATTGGGAAACCTGACGCTCTTGGCGTTCGTAGTTGTACAGGTCGGAATCGTCGATATTCAGGTGCAGCACGATCATCGCGCAGAAGTCTTTGAGTCCTTGAGCATAGGCCATCGCCACAGGATCGCTCCGTCCGACGTTATCTCGCAGCAGACCGGATTCATTAGTACGGGCAAATCGCCGCATGTGCGCCAGTACGATCTGCCCAGCAGCGTGAGCCTTGCCGTCTCGTCCGTAGAAGCAATCCCGGTATGCCTGTCGTAGCCGGCGCTTGCGGAAAATCCACTGCTTGAGTCCTTCGGCATTGATACGATTCATCCGCTACTTACGCGCCCTGCGTCGTCCCGGCCAGCGCCGACAAGTTCGGCAGTCCGCCGCCGCCAGACGCCTGCTGCAGCTTGGCGATGTTCGCCGCGGCGGAACTGGCCGCCGGCGCCGCGGCGATCAACTGCTGCATGTCCTGCTGCTGCTTGCGGCCGGCGCGGATCGCGGCCAGCACCTTGTCGTCGTTGAGCCACGTCGCCGGCATGCCGTTGATGTCCAGCGCAATGTCCTTGGTGATCTCATCGAAATTGAAGCGGTCCATGACCGTCGGGTCGATCTGCGCAACCGGGGTCAGGATATTGAGCGTGTTCGTCAGGCCTATCGCCTGCTCCGCTCGCTGCGCTCTTGCCAGCGGGCCTTCGTACTGGATATCGAATTCGCCGCCGGCCTCGACGAGTTGCTGCGGCATGGGCGGCAGGATTCCTGATCTTGCCAAGATGCTGATCTCGCGCTGGATCGTGATGCCGAGCAGTTCGTCCTGCAGGCGTCCGACCGTTGGGCCGAACAGCGCGCCTTGCGTCTGGCTGCGCAGCATCCACTCGTACGCCGTCAATTCCTTCTCCGGCGCCTCGGTCAGCATGCGGAACAGCGTGACAAGGAAGGCTTCGTTGATGACGCCGCGCGTGTCCTGCAGGACCTCGACACCCATCTCCAGGTTCGCGCCGGTGACAAACGGGATCGCCAGCGGCTTGCCGTCGTTGTTGACCATGCCGAAGTTGTTGCTGCCCGGCCGGCTGTCGAACACCGGCAGCAGGCCATCGTCCTGCAGCAAGGTGGGAGGGTCGACCGCGAGCTGCCCGGCACGCAGCAAAGTTTCCTTCTGCGCGTTGGCCATCTTGATGTCGGGCAACACGTCGATCGCCGGGCTGCGGCCGTAGACTTCGCGGCTGGATGTGACGTAGCGGCTGACCGCGTACGGTTGCGTCGTGTAGCCGCCTTCCTCGACGATGTTGCGGCCGTCGTAGGAGATGTGGAAGGACGAAAACGGCATGCCGCGGAACGTTTTCTTTCGCGGGTCGCGGTCGGGGTTCGGGCATGCAATGTGCAGGAACTCGAACTTCATCTCCGGATGGCTGTCGGCCTTCTGGCGGATGATTTCCGGCACCTTGTCCTTGTCGAACTTCTGCATGACCTGCCGCGCGCTGAGCTTGTACCGGCGATGCACGTGGTCGATCGCGCCGACCGCGTTCTCCATGATGTACAACTCGCCGAGGAAAATCGACTTGTAGCGCAAGCCAACGCCGTGCGAGTTCATGTCGTTGCGTGCGTCGTCGGTAAACAGGCATCCGGTGCCGTATGCGCCCAGACTGCGATAGACCTCGTTGATCTGGCTTTGGAAGTTCGCGCCCGGAGCGTATCTTGATTGGAACAAGATGCGGTTGACGATATCCAGGTAGCTACGGACTTCCAGGTCGGCCTTCAGGTCGTCGCGGATCGGGACCAAGCGATGCCACAACTGGATGCGCGGCGTAGCCATCTGCTCCAGCGCCGCGGCGAACTTCGGCAGCGCGAGCATGGCGGTGGAGTCGAACACGTGGAACTGGCGCTTGCTGCCGGCCGCCCATTCCTTCATGAAGTCGTCGTCTTTCGTGCTGATGCGCTCAGCGATTTCCGTCCACTGTATTTCCCAGTTGCCGCGATCGGTCTTTAGGCGATCCTGAAGTTGCAGATAAAAATCGGCGCGTTCGTCAGACATCAGCCGAGCAACGCCTTGGCCCCGTTCGGCGCCGTGTCCGACTCGACCGGCGCCAGCAGGTCGGCGGCTCGGCCTCTGGCCTTGCGCTTGCGGTTGGCTTCGTCGACCGCCAGTTGCGCGTTGTCGAGTGTCGGCGGTGCCGGGGGCGGTGGCGGGAGTGCGGGGCTGGCCGGCATCTTAGGGCTGTGCATCTACTTGTCCTCCGTCGCAATCAGCGCCTTGTGTCCGTCGCCGTACAGCACCTTGCCGTCAGTCAGCGCCTCGCGCTTTTCGTGCGGCTTGAACTCGCGCAGGAACGCGTACTTGTAGCCACGTGTTTCGGCAACCTGATACGGGATGCCGGCGATGTCCTGCGGCATCGGCGTGTTGGCCGGCGCCATCTCCAGCCAGCAGCATTGCAGGTCCGCCATCGCCTCGCCGGACAATGCAATCAGGTCCGGCATGAAGTGCGGACCCTTGTCATGGCACGCCTGCACGTTGTCGCGAATGCGGCGCATCAGGTCGAACCCGCGCATGGCCTGCAGCGTTCGCGGCCGCGCACTTTGCATGTACTCGATGTCAGGCATCTATCGGCTCGGCAGTGCCCACGGATCGCGGATAGGGCGCGACTGTAGAGCCTGCCGCCGCCATTGTCCAGTTTGCTGCGTCGCCATCGGGTTGACGGCCGGCGTGTAGCCCACCCCAGCATACCGCCAACAGTCCGCCCCGTGACTCGACCAGTCGTGCAACGGCTTCTCCGAATACGCCTTGCGTCCTTCGTCATAGACGCGATGATAGTTTCTTAGGCATTCGATCAGCCGCTTGCATCGCGTGCGGTCGATGTAGGCCATCCGCAGCAGGTTTCGTCCGGCGCGAATGCCTGGGTCAATGTCGGTCTTCGGCAGAATCTTGACGTGATAGCCGAAGCGCTGGAACTGCTTGGCCACGGACATGGACTGCCCCAGTCGTTCGTGGCCGGCGTCGTGCGGCAGGATCAGGGCCTGCTGGGCGTACCTGTAGTTTTTCTTTCGCAGGATTTCGGCGTACTCGGCCAGGTCCGTGATGCCGCTGCGTTCCTCGTAGTCGAAGCAGCGGTTCTGCAGGCCGATCGTCTGCCAGAACCCGATCGCCGTAGCGTCCGCGGCTCCTAAGTCGAATATCGCCGTCACAGGAAACCGCGGGTCGTACGGCACGTCGGTAATGCGTCCCTCTGCATCGGCTTCCATCATCAGGTCGCCGTAGTAACTACCCGGCACGCCGGCGTCGAAGTTGCAGTACCACTCCTGCAACCACAGCGCTTTGCCTTCGGCCTCGCCGAACAGGCGCTGCTTGTCCCGCAGGTCGTTCTGAAGTTGTTCGTTCGTGATGACCTTGGTTTGGTCGACCGTCAGAACTTCGCCAAACCAACTTTTGTCGGTCTTGCTGATGTCCAGCATCTGTTCCAGGTGATTGTGCCCGCGAGGCGTACTGGGGAATACGGCCCAGCCGTTGTTCTCGATCAGGATCGGCGAGATGTACGCCCACGCCATTGCGTCGGCTTGGCTGAATTCGCTGAACACCACCCCGGCCGGCGGGGAGCCGATGCCGGCGCCGTAGTTGTCACTGCCCTTAAGTTGCCACGTGCTGGCGTTCGCCTTGCAGTGGATCATCATGTCCGTTTCGCGCTTTTGGAACAGCGGGTCCGGGAAGAACTCATCCACCCTGCGCTTCCCCGTCTTCGGGTTGACCGCCTCCCAGATCGCCGTGCGCGCTTGGTTGGCCATCGGGAGCATGTACCAGTACGTGGCCGGGCGTTCGAGCATGGAGAGGGAGCAGTGTGCAAGGCAGACCTCATCCTTGCCGGCGCGACGATTCCACACCGGGACGGCCCTGAGTCCACCGCCGCGCAGGTAATCCCACAGCGGCAACTGATAATCGCGCAGCAGCCAGTCGCCGAGCAGGGTGATGTCAGGCATCTAGGCGATACCGTCAGGGTTAGTCAACTTCTCGCTGGTGCGAATCTCACTTTCCTCGAACCACTCGGAGCGCATAACCTTGTCGTCGTCGAAGTAGTTCACCAGGAATTCCACCGACCCGGCGCAGATGATGATTTTCTTGACACGACCGCAGACCTCGGCGTCACGAATCCACACCTTTTCGCCAAGAGTGAAGCGTGTGGCGTGGATAGCGCCGCTCACTTGCGGGTCCTCTTGGCGGGCGTCAGGGTCCTCTCGATATCCAGCAACTTGTCGTAGATGACAACGAGCGCGAGTCGGTCGAAGGCGTGGGCGGGAATTTCATGCAGGGACTTGGTGATAAGCGCGGACACGGCAGCGGCAAGCGGGGATGTGTCCAGGGGTGTGGGAATCACGGGTGGGTCCTCTCTGGAAGATTCTGCACGCGCGCACGCGCGACCCCACCCTGGCTCTGCGCCGACCATCCCTGCTACGCCGATGGGTCCTCTCCCCGATTCGGCTGCACCAGCGCGCCTACAGCAAGAGCCGACACTGGGCCGCTGTGTTCCAGCGCTGGCACCGTGCGCGCCTCACCTGCGAGCGCTGGTTGCGTCGTAGCAGCATTGCGTAGCTGACGCGTAGGGTCGGCGATGGCGACGCGGACGGTTAGGTCGACGTCTTGCTGTACCTTGGCGCCGTAACGTTTGCTGTCCCAACATGCCAACAGCTTCAGATCGGTCTCAACGATCAGCCGGTCACGCTGCGTGTCACCCGTTGCGCCAGCATCCGCCACATTGCGCGCCACGTCACGTAATCGCCATGCAATCGCATCGTAGCCAATTTCGCGCGCGTGCGCGACCACGGACGAAACGGTAGGGTTTTCAGCGATCCAACGGCGAATCGTTCGCGTTGTTGGCGTCCCTGGCAACTCCCGACAGATTTTCTCAAGCGGTATGCCTTCTGCAAGCCTATCAGCGATTTGCGGCAGGATTTGTTCTTGATCGAACATGCCGCGCACAATGCCCGCGCTTACCCGGCGTTGTCAAGCCCTCACGATGCGCTCAACGCATGTCACGCTGCGCTCTTGCCTGTTGTTGTGGACCACATAGTTTGCGCTTTGGTCTTTCCGCGCTATCAGTGAACAGGTGCTTTTCACTGTCGCCATGCTGATGTAAGCCGGCACAAACCACTTTTGCCCGATCCGCATAGCTCGCAGGGTTTTAGTAATTATCCCACAAGTTCCGCGACCCGCTGTGGCGTTGAGTTCAGCTTGGTACGCATCAGTATCTAACTGCACGATTTCCATGATGTTTCTCCAAAGAGTTCGCCAGGATTGGCGCTTGGATCATAACATGCAACCAACTAACACGTAAACAACTTAACTACGCTACCCAATCAAGTAATTGATTCTACTAGTGGATGCCTTGTGGACGCAGGGTCCTATAGTGACGCGTGTACAGGCGGTCATAGGTTCCCTTATAGATATACATCCACCTTTTTATTATTAATAACTTTTCTAAAGTAGACAAGGTAGATATAGTAGATATATAGCCTAGACAGGGTAGCCCTCCAGAGTAGACCCAGAGTAGCCCTATTTACCGTTCATCCGCCTTTCCATACCGTTCGTCGGCAACGCGCACTTAACCTCTTGCACTTAACGCATGTTAAGCGCATAGTCTGCCTCACGGTCGATACGGACCGGGACATTTGAGGGGATTTGCGATGAACCTGAACGAACAATGTAACGAACTGGCAGTGTCGGCGATGACGATTTGCACGCTGTCGACCAAGTTTCAGCCGACAGATGCGTATCAGGACCACGTTGCCGTGCGCAAGCTGGCGGACAAGATCATTGCCCTGCGCGCGAACGAAGTGCGCGAACAGGCGGGGCAGGAGGTGCGGTCATGATGGGCTATATCCGCATATCCAAGGCCGAGTTCTACCGCAACGGTGGATTTTCCAATACACGGCAGGTGCGCAAGATGCGTAGTGGTTCATGGACTTATTGGTTCCGCGCATAGCCACGCCTGCTCCTGCGCCTTCTGACTGAGGGCGCAGCATCGGGCGAACTAAGACACCTAATCGTTAGGGCTTATATCGCTTGTATCGCATGTAAAGGGAGAATTGGAAATGTCACGCATAACTGTTACAAATCTGCGAAACACAATGGAACATGTGGCGCGCGAGACTGGCAAGCCGGGAGACCGTTTCGCTATCGAGTCGGGCTATGGCGGATACATGCTGTCGCGCAACGATTCGGACCTGTTGAGTGTTGGCTATCAATCGGCCAACCTGACATACGAATTGATGCACGCTTATCTGAGGGGCTGGCGCGATTGTGAAGACCGCGCCAAGCGTTCGCAGGTGGCGGCATGAATATCGCCGGCCGCTTAATGGCAGACGCACGAATCATTCCGGTGCGCACGCCGAACAAAGCCAAGACTTTCACGCGCAATTCAGATGGCAGCGCCACGGTAGTCACTGGCGCGGGAGAATCGTTCGCATTGCCGGCAGATGCCGAAACTCTGCAAGCCTTCGTTGTGTGGACGATGCTTAACAGTGAATTGACGGAGCGCACGCCATGACCGCGCCTCGCTCTTACTTGCTCTCCGTCCGCCGCTACGCGCTCTTGTCTGGCGATGTTGTCTTTGTGATCGAGCGCACGTCGGGAACCGATTATGTGTACTGCAAATCCAATGGGAGAACGTGATGTTGAATCCAACTCAAATCCTCGCTGCTGCTGAACTGTTGAAGTCGCGCCCGCCTGTCCTTGAAGGGACGCGTATTATCCCTGGAAGTTCCGATCGGAACCGCTACTACGCGCAAGTGACTGCCGTCATGCGCAGCACGAAAGTTTCCGACAAAGACGTGAACGATTTCTGCGACCGCGCGGGAGTGCCTGACTAATGAAAATCCAGGTGATGTGCGTAGATGCCCGCGATAAGATCGCGGCCGACGAAGATAGTAGCGGCCTGTACGAATGCGAGGGCGACACCCTGTATGACTGCCTTTCTGATTTGGCCTTGCAAGATTTTCCGGCCTGCACGGTGCGCATAGAGATAGACATCATGGAGGAAGATTGATGAACACCTTCCGCCGCTCCTACGACGACCCCGAATCCTATTTCGGCCCGATCGACGATCAGCCGACGGCTGCAGAATATGAAACAGCGCGCCGTACTTTAGGCCCGTGGGCTTCCGATGAGCAAATAACGGAACTGGCGTTTAGCCTGATGGCCGAAAGCCTGGCGCTGCTCGATGCGAACGCAGATGACCATGCGGCAGACAACTTTGCAGACAGAATGGAGGATTGGACATGATGACAGCGAGCGAAATTGAGTTTGCATTGGAATACGCCGATCAGGCGCGTAGCGAGGCCAATTTAGAGTTCGCTACTGTCAGTTTGCCGCGCGGCAAGTACGACACAATACGTGCGCACATTACTGCACTCACTGCCCAACGCGACGCCCTTGCGCAGGCGTTGCGCAACATATTGCCATACGTTCATGGGCATATCGACGGCGATACGGCTGGCCGTCCGTGGCTGCGTAACGCCCAAGCCGCCCTCGCCCAACTGGACTTGCCGAAATGACCGCGCCAGCTATTGACTCCAACGTCACTCGCCAACTCCGCTACCAGCGCAACCGCCGCGGACAAGGGCAGGTCCGGCGATGGTTCTGGCTCGACGCTGCTACTCTTGCGCTGTACGACCGCCTGCTGCGTGCTTACGGCTACGGCGGCAAGGAAAAGATGATGGCCGATGCGTTACGGGCGCTTGAGGTGGAACGAAACTTCGATGTCGCAACTATGGCGGACGAAGCATGACCCGCCGCAACCACACCCCGCGCCCCAAGCGCTGCATGACCGGCGTGCGCCAGATACGCAAGCGCGGGTTCAAGCTGCGCCTACTGACGTTCCCGTCGATCAGCGCAGCCAGGATGCCGACGGCCACGCGCATCGCAGAACTGGCGCGGCTGGCGCTAAAACACAGCCGGCATAGCCGGCATATTTAGAAGTCCGGCGTCGGCGGCTCGGGCAAATCCAGCGTAAGGGGGTTGACCCATACCTTGCGCTGGATGCCGTTCTCCTTCACGTTGCGCTTGATCCACCCCATTTTCTTCATCACGCGCCCCATGCGCTGCTGGTCCGAAAGCGTCTGGTGCGCCGCATCCAGGTCGACTGCGCCGGACATGACTTCGGCCAGCGTGCAGCGGTTGCGACCGATCAGCCATGCCGTGACCGCATCGTCCCAGGTATCCGCCGCGCGCCGTTCATCTTGCTGCGCCTGCGCATCGCCCCACGGCACCTCCCAATACGATCCGCCTGAGCGAATGACGTGCACAGCCTCGGCGAACAATTGATCGCGGTTCGACCTAACCCATTCGTGGTCGAGCGTGCCGCACAGCACCGGCCAGAACCGGCGTGCGCCCGTATCGTCCCGGTTCCAATCGTCCCTGTTGGTAGTCCCTGCGAATACGCCCTGCCGCGGGAAGTCCTTGGTATGCCGGCCGAACGGCTCGCGGTAGCGATCGACCGCACACGATACAATGCCCTTGATCTTGTCGACGTCGGTCTGCTTGAACGCATGCAACTCGCCAATCTCCAACAGCATCTTGCCCTGTAGCGCGCAGTAAAAATCCTTGTTGTTCCAGTCCATGTGCAACTCGGCGAACCACTCACCGCCCAGGATGTTCAAGAGCTTGGATTTGCCCACGCCCTGCGAACCTTCAAACACCGGCATGTAGTCCGACTTGCACCCCGGCTCGAAAACCCGCTTGACCATCGCCAGGATCAGGTTGCGGCACACGGCCGCCGTGTAGTCGTTCGACTCGGCCCCAAACCCTAGCGTGGCCAGCAGGCACAGTCGCTCCTTGCCATCCCATTGCAGCGAGTCGAGCCAGTCGTACGCACAGTTGCGCACCTCGCGCATGGCGTAACACACGACCGCATCGGATACCAGCGTCGGCGACACGCGCGGAATGCCGATGTCGCGCTGCATGTACAGGGCCAGACGGATGTCGTCGTAGTCGGTCCACTCGCGCGGCACGTCCACGCCCCACGTGTGCAGGATTTTCGACAGGAACGAGTCGTACCACACGTGCCCGGCCAGGTCCGGATGCTGTTCGATCACATGCACGCAGTTGTCCAGCGTCGTTATCGGGATGCCGTCGTCGTTCAGGACGAGGCCAAAGTCCGCCCACGACGTGCCTTCGGTGCGCTGCCGGGTCGCCTTGCGGGCCAGTTTGGTCGCCGATGCCGCTTTGGCAGCCTTCTGGGCGCCGGTATCTGCTGGCTTGGATGCCTCTACAACCGCCTGTACGCTCTCAGGCGCGGCGATGTTGTCCGGGGTAGCCCAAGGATCGGATTTGGACGTGGGCGGCCTGTAGCGCCGCACGTTCGTCCGTAGGTACGTCAGTGCCGCCCCCGGCTGGCTTTGAAACGACATCGGCGTCTTGTCGCCGTTGACGATGCCTAAGTCCGGCACGGCGGGCGCTAGTTCCTTGGCCAGCAGGGCAGCGTAGTGGCACCACAGGTAGACGGTCTTGCCCGATAGGGCGCCAGCGTCGAAGCTCAGCGTGGCATCGTCGGTCGGCTTGTTGCCCAGTACCAGCAGGCTGGGGAACTGTGCAGCCGCTATCGCTTGGTGCGCGGCATCGACGATCAGGATGCGGTCGGACATGAGCCATCCCCTAGATAGTCGTCAATTGTGACCTTCGGAACCTCAGGGAACTTGATAGGCCCGTAAGGCCCCCACGCTTCAACATCCACTCTGATTATAGCTGCGTGCGGGAATTTCCCGTACCTGTCCCAGTAGAGTGCCTTTACCTGATAGATCAATTCGTCCCTGTTGGCGGCGGATATTTCGCCGGCAGGTAGCCAGAACGTTCTGACAACAGATCGGCCACCACTGCCGCGAACCGAAATCGTAATTTCCCCATCGCCGTCGCGGATGCTTTTCATGTCTCCAGCCCCGCCAGTTCCGCGCACAGGCAGCGCAGTTCGGCGGCCTTGATGGCGACGGCTTCCCACACGACCTGCAGGCGCGCGTCTTCGGTTTCCGGCAGCGCGGGGATGAGGTCAAGTAAAGCAGCATGGTCGGCGCGGATGGTGCCGCGCAGGGCGGCAATGCGCCCTTGGCGGAATCCCGGCTGAACGGGATAGGGTTGCTGTAACAGGTTTGGCATTGACGTGACTCCGTTGTTGACGGAGAATCGCGCCACAACCTGACGAGGTAGTTGACGCTATCTCCCTTGACGCCGGCCTACACAGCCGGCGTTTCTTTTTGTATCTGTACGCTTCCGTACAGAGAGTGCACCATCACGCCCGCTAGGATCGCCGGTATGGATCAATCGGCGGCCACATCGTGGCTAGTGCTAGACGCTGGTGCTGCAGGCGCATATGGCGGTGTGATGAAGTGTACGCTCGCATTGTAGGGGACCGCCCGGTTGCCGATTCCTGCTGCTCCGTGAACTGACTGCCTCCCGGCGGTCTAACGCTTTTTCTTGCGCTTGTCAGCTGCGACGAACTCCTTGGCGACCTTCTGCGGTACGCCGGCTTGCTTGGCAAACTTCGGATTGTGTGCGGCAGCGCGCATCAGGCGTGCTTGCGCTGGTGATTTGCTAGGCATAGAAACCTCTACCGTTTCGGTTTGCTCGATGATGTCGCCACGGCGATACGGCAGCGGCATCATGAAGTCCTTTGGCCCGACAAGGCGCCGTATTGCGATATTTGCCTCTTTGCGGTTCACGCCAGCGTCAACACGCCGGTAAAGTCGTCCGACTGCGCGATCGTCACGGTGCCCGAGTCGCTGTGCGTGAACGCGCCGCGTGTGCCGGTTCCTGTGATCGTGCAGCTACCGACGGCGACCAGCGTCAGCGCGCCGGACGTCGGATCGACGGCGCAGACCGTGGGGTTGTCCGATGCGTAGCCGATCGTCACGCCCTCTGCCGGCGTGCCGTCCAGGTTCGATACGGCGTAGACGGCTTTGTGTTCGCTCGTGTCGCCCAGTTTTACGTCGAGTGTGGACATGAACTGTCTCCAATAATAAATGCGTGATGGCCATCCGCCGAGAAGTTCAGCAGACCAAAAATACAGTGTCCCGCGAAAGTCGTTTTTACGCCGGATTCCTAGCAAGCGCAACAGGTACTGCAGCAGGGCGCGTAGCAGGCTCATTCCCGCCCATCCCACTGACGCACATTGCGCTGGATGATCCAGAACTCGGCGCAGCACAGGACGAGCAGGAGAGCGGGGAGCATTACAGTTGCGCCTCGATGTAGATGATGGCATCCATCAATTCTTCCTGCAGGTGGACCAGCCAGTCGCGTTGGGTCAGGTCCGCGCGCTTGGTAGTGACGCCATATTTTTCGATACCGCGCGCGTAACGTCGCAGCAGCTTGTCCAGCACACGCTCGACATTGGCATCAAGGGTCACTGCCCGTCCTCGTCCTGATCGCCGTCCGACAGGAACGCATCGATCTGCATGCAGATGTCACGCTCCAGTGCGACGGCCGCCGCCTTGCGATCGTGGTCCATGTGCGGGTAGGCGTCGGCAAGACGCTGGATGGCTGCGCGGCCACCGTTTCCGATGATGATCGTTGAAATGACACATTCTCCTTCAGTCAAGGTTGGCTAGGTATTCGCTGATAACGTCAAGTCTTCCAGCGATCCATCCGCATGCCGCCGATAATGCGGCAAATGGCCATGCAATAATGGCTACCAACAGCCCTAGCAGTGGACCGTAAATTCCGACGATTGCTTCAATCACCTGCCCTTCTCCTGTTGCTGCTGTACTGCCTTGATGGCGGCCAAGTCTCTGCCGAACGTACTTTGCCACGCGCGTAAATCATGGATGTCAGGAACGAAAATGATTGCCCCCAGTATCAGGATCACGACACACATCACGCAAACCGTTGCACAAATAACGCCAACTGTTCCCATGCCCTGCGTCTTGTGAATGACCGTCTGAGTGTTGCCCGCCGGTATGTTGTCGATAACCTCGCGCACCAACTTGGTCAGGTCGATCATCTGGTCCGTCAGGTAGTCCAGGCGCCGTACCGTCGGCGTCCGGTGGTCTACGCCGGCGTCAGGGACTCCGGGGATGTCGTCCACTGATCCGCGCCCCGTTCAGTTGTTGAAGGTTTTGATTGAGCCTGCCGACGCTTTCGGCAAGATGCCGTACCTCCACCGCCAGTGCCGATACCGCCTTGTCCAGCTTGTGATGTTCGTCCTCCAGGTCGTCCAGCCGCTTGGACTGCTCGACTGAAATCTCCTTCGGCGTGCGGAATATCAGCACGAACGCCAGCCCGATGATGGATATCGCCACCGCCCACAACGCCGCATTGCCCCCTGTCAGCGGGTCCATGTGCTTTCCTCAGGTGTCCGCGATGCGATCGTCGACAGGCGCAGGCACTAGCGCGGGATCGCGCCGTGGCTCTGCCAGTGCCACTAGCGCATTGACGACAGCGCCCACGTTAGGAGTGATTTCCACGCCACTGTTCTGTAGCGCGCCAACGACAAATCCGCGCACCATGCTTTCCGTCAGCATATTGACTGCCTGCGCAATCGACGGTAGTTGCGTACCGATGACCTGCAGCACTTGTTGCGTGCGTTGCAATCCTTGTGCGGACATCCTACAGCCTCCCTAGCACTAGCAAAATTATGACAATCAGCAGCACCAACCCCAGTCCGCCGCCGGCGTACAATCCGCCGCCGTAGAACCCAGTGGGGATGCCGCCGGCCAGCAGCAGGATCAGGAGGATCAACAGGACTACGCCGACGGGACTCATACGGTTCTCCGATTGGCAATCAACTTGCCGTCTTCGTAGTGCCAGCCCTTGCGCGGCGCCGGGATGTATTTCGTTTGCCGGTATTTCAGGCTCACGACTGCGCCGCCTGGTCGATCTGCGCTTCGAGTGCGCGGACCTGCGCGTCCAGCGCATCCCACTCGGCGTCGGTCGGCACATGGCCGTCGGCGGCCCACTGTTCGGCCTGCGCCTTCTGCGCGGCGTATTGGTTGTACAGCGCGGTGCCGGCGGGCACGAGGGACAGCAGTTGGGTCAAGAGGCTGGTGATGATGGTCAAAGCACCCATGAGGGTTCTCCTAGTGTGAGACTGCGAGCGCTGCGGTGATTGCCGTCAGCGCGATAACGGCTTGGTTAGCCGCCGAAACAACGGCCTGCGACGCTGACGCACTGAAGGTCGGATCGCGCACGGCATTCTCGGCCGCCTGTATGGCCGGCGACGCGACATCCTTCGCAGTCTTGAGTTTTACCTTGACGGCATGCTCGCTGCACACGGCCTTGACGCCTGCCACGCACGGCGGCAAGTTGTCGTAGGCCACGGCGACCTGCAGGGCCAGTTCGTAGTTCTGCTTGATCTGGAATACCGACGCCTGCGGGTTGCTGGTCGGTGTCGTGGCGCACGAGGTCAAAAGGCCGCACAGCGCGAGGGTGGCGAAAATACGCATCAGGTTTCTCCTGTGGGTGGGTCGGCTTTGACTGCTACCGTTTCGCCGGCCGCCAGCGGTACGGTCTGCGTGGCGCCGGGCACAGGCGGCAATGCGCCCTGCGCCGCGGCGATCGTGTTGGCTTGCGTCACGATGGTGTCGTCTTTCTTACGTGTGCCCACGGACGCTCCGATAAGGAATGACACACAGGAGATGAACACATTCTGCATGATCGTCTGTTGCTGCGACAGCGCAGATGTCTCGCCGGTCGGATGCAGCCCGAAGTACGGGGCGATCGTGACGAAGATTTCCGTGCCGGATACCAGCAGGATGACGATGACGGCGGTCCACTCCAGCTTGGCCCAACTGGCGGTCGAGAACTCGATAGCCGGCATTGTCATTTGGCAAAGTGTACATCACACCAGGAACTCCGCACAGCGCGCCATCCACCCCGCCGCAAACCGTGCCTGCGAGTGGTCGTTCGTGATGATCCGCCCGTAGAACAGGATACGCGAGCGCAGGACGCGATTGCGCACGACCTGCCAGTTAGGCACGATCGCTAGTTGCGCGAGCGTTGCGGCCCCAATCACGCCATCTATGGCGATCCCGCCACCAATCGCTGCCTGCAGCCACTTGATCCCGACGCCCTCGCCGTGGTTGACGCAGCAGTCGGCCACCAGCGAAAACGTGTTCAGGTCGCTGATCTGGTCGATGTGCCATGCCTTGAAGGCGCGACGGTAGGTTTGTGCGGCTGCAGCACGCGTCAAGTCGCGCACGGTCATCGCCGTGCCGTCGCCGTACTCGGCGAGGAAGGGCCGTGTGATGCCAAAGCTCGTTTCGCCGCCGTGGTCGTCCGGGTCATCGACATAGCCACCCTCGCGCGCGAGGATCAGTTCGATCGTGTTGAGGACGTCGGTTTCCGAAAGCATCGTTCGCTTACTCCACTGATAGGGACGTTTGCGCCCCGGCTTCGTCGGCTTCGGCGGCGATCCGCTGCGGTTGGTGCGGTACTGGCCGGGCTGGAGGATCATGGATCGATCATCTGCAGCAATTTGTTGCGCAAGTCCCATCGGGCGCGATGTTCCGCTGCCAACGAATGCGCGTCAGCAACTTGGCCTTGCACGGTCAGAACGCCGCGCAACATGCGGATGGCGTCGATCAGACACTTGGCATCGTCTGTACGAATATCGTGCTCTAGCACTACGGTCAACGTGTCGTATCGATCAGTCATGCCTGCGCCCTCTGCGCCCTCGCGTGCTGCTCGGTGTCGTGGTGCCACGCTGCGATCAGAATCGCATCGGCACGCCCGTCATCCTTCTTGCGCGTGACCCACTTGGCGGCTTCGGGCCAGCGGCGCATGACCACGCCACGGCTGGCGTCCTTGTCGGCGCCGACCAGGCCGTGGTGACGCTTCCACACGACTGGCGTCACTTCGACCAGCGGGATGCCTTTGCCGACGATTACCCCCTCGATACGCCCGCAAGACTTGCCGAAGTTGAACATGGATGTCGTACCCTGCTTACGACCACCAATCGGATTGCCGCCGACCAATTCGATCACGGCATGTTGCGAGGTTCCGACAGAGCCGGGGTAGTTGTTCACTTCCCAGATGGCGTGAGCAATACCGGCACACGAAACCTCTTGCTTGCCGGACTTGCGGGCCATCGTAGGCATGTCATAGACCAAAAATGGCACGCCGTCGAATAGCGCGGCGATGGCGCCAGATAATCCGGGGTCGATGCCGTACGTGATGCGAAAGGTCATTTGTCCTCCGACAGCACTTCGCGGACGTTGATGTATTCGCATTCCGGCGTGCGACAGAATCGCTTGTCCTCTGCATCGCGCACCATCAGCGTACCGTTGAGCTTGCAGCGGATGACAACGAACTCCCGCGTCTTACGCGGCTCCGGCGCGATGCGGTAGTCGATCCCGTTAGGGCCGTATCCCCAATTCCACGCAGGCTCGTCAGTACCTTCCCATCCCCTGCCGACGTTTACTTCGATCTTCTTGCCATCCCGCGCCGCCGTCATCACGTCGATCATGTACTGCAAATCGCGCATCACTTCTCTCCTTCCCGTATCCGCTTCTGCATCCGCGCAAAGTCGCGGTCCTCGTCCGCCCACCCGGCAATCAGTGCATCCATCCGCGCCTTGTGTTCGCGGCGCAATGTGCGCTCGACGGCGCGGCGCACACACCAGTCGACAATCTCCAGCAGCAGCCAGCCGAATAGCGCGACGATAGCCAGGTCGAGGATGGCGTTGAGGTAGGTCACTTCACAGCCACCCGTTTGCGTGACCGGCTTCGTGCCACTTGGCGATTACTTCGGCGTGGGTGTGGGTGGCGTTGAAGTGAATGATGCTATCGCCGTCCAAATGGCGCTGCAATGCCGCCCTAGCCACCACAAAGGAATGCCCGCTTCCTTTGGCGTCATTAAGGGCGATTAGGCTGCATCGCGATCCTTTTGGCGCGTCGCCAATCGCGCCATCAACCAGCCCGCAAAACCAATCCCGCTCATCCGCAATCAGCGCCAGCGCCTTGCGGAACAACACGCCTTCCGGCGAGTCATAGGCGGCAGGCTTGGCAGGCAGCGTTCGCCGGCCAATCTCCGCGATGCGGTCCACGACTTCGTTTGTAACAGCGATATCAAACATCAGCATTCTCCCGTCAAAATAAACTTCCGCCGCGACTTTGCCGTATGCATGGCGCGGTTCCACACGTCGATCCGCGCCGCCATCGTCCACAAATGCAGGTCCAGCACGCCGATACGCACGCAATGGCAGCCCGGCTGCGTGCACACGTATTGGCCGGTTGCTTTGTTCGGTGCCCAGGTGTGGGTGTGGGGTTTCAATGAACTGGCCCGCGTGCACGAAGCAATTGGTGCGCTCGCTGCTTTGTGCATCCGAGCTTTGCGCCAATTTCTGCCAGCGATAACCCTTCGGCCTGTAGCGCCTGCGCGCGCTCGCGTCGCTTGCGCCAGACGTCCAATTGTTTTGCGTAGGATGTTTTTTTCATAGTGGGACGAACGCTACAGCATAAAGTGCTTGACGTCAAGCCTTGACGCTGGTAAGGTCGCATCTCACTCGACAGGCTTCACTCACATGAGGTTCCACATGACCGACAAGAAAACTCCCTCGCGCATCTACATCGTCACGGACAAGCGCGATGCCACCGTTACGAACGTGCGCGCCACGAATCCGTCGCAGGCGATCAATTACGCTACGCGTGACCGTTTCAGTATCCGCGTGGCGACAGTCGACGACTTCATCGCCAAGGAAAGCGTGCTGGACGCAACGGTGGCGGGCGTGCATCCGGATCAGCAACCGCTTGATCTGGACGACAAGGGCGGAACTTTTGGCGGCGCAGCCGCATAAGGAACTGACATGGGACCTCTGCCGTACACCGAACACGACCAGAGTGGCTGCATCTACGTAGCCGCGCTGGGCACGATGCTGACGTTCGTTACGTACATCGAAAGCACGCACGCCCTCTGGCGCGGCTGTGTGGCCGGCGCGATTGGCGGCGGGATACTGTGCGCGATATGGTGGCTGGTGCGGACACGTCGAGGATTTGAATAGCATGCTCGGCTACCAGCTACGCAATACACCCAATATCATCTCGGATGGAGGATGGACCATGTATCAGCCGCCGAAACGAAAGTCCTACAACGATTGCTACGCCGAATGGCAGCGCAACATGCGCGCACTCAGCGGCGCTACGGACCTGACGCTACAAGGTGTGGATGCGCAGGTACAGGAAGCGTTCGCCAGCGATCCGAAGTACGCCGACAGTTATGCGGCGGCAGAGTGCGCCGAAGGGCTGCATCGTGAGTTGCATCCGAACGATCCGACGGAGACGTGAGATATGCAATACACAATGCGCGAACCATGCGACGCATGTCCTTTCCTTCGTGGCACTCCTTTGCAGCGCAGCACAAGCATGCGCAGACTGATGGAATTCGCCAGTGGTCAGTTCCCATGTCACAAGGCTTGCAAGGTCGACGAGGAGCAATCGGCATATGTGCCGCGTAATGACAAAACTCCGCACTGTGCCGGGGCGCTAATTTTCTTGGAGAAGCGCGGCAAGCCGCATCAGATGATGCGTATTTGCGAGCGCATCGGAATGTACGACAGGTCCAAACTGAACATGGGCGCAGACGTAGTTTAATCGAATTCCGCATAGCGCCTCCCCTCGCTGTGCGGCGCAGTCAGCTACGGCGGAACACACGCCTCCCTCGTGTCCGCAATGCCGCCGTAGCTGGCGATTTCTAACTAACCAAACTAACCGGAGAAAAGTAATGAGATTCCCAGCAAGTGGTGGTACGGATTTCGAGCCGCTGGCAGAAGGCGTACACGTCGGTGTGTGTGACATGATCGTCGACTTGGGTGTGCAGCCAGCCCGTGGCATCTACGGCCCTAAGCGTGAAGTGTATTTTCGCTGGCAGGTTCCCGCCGAGCGCATCACGTACACGAAAGACGGCAAGGAACTGGAAGGCCCGCGTGTCGTCGGTCAGTCCTACACGGCGTCGATGTCGCCCAAGGCCAACCTGCGCAAGATGATCGAAGCCTGGCGCGGCAAGAAGTTCGCCAGCGACGGCGAGGCTGAGGCGTACGAAATCGAAGTCCTGCTCGGCAAAGCCTGCCAAGTACAGGTCGCGCACAGCAAGGACGGCAAGTACGCCAACGTCAGCACGGTCGTCAGCATGCCCAAAGGCATGAAGGCGCCACCCGTAGAGAACGGCACGGTGTTCTACTCGCAGGAGAACGATTCAACCTACGAACAACTGCCGCCATGGTTGAAGAAAAAGATCGACGAGCAATTGGACCCGATGGCGATCAGTCCGCCAGCAACCGGAGTCGGTGCCCGCCCTACATCAAGCGGCTCCGGTGGCCGCGGCGCGAGCACGGCGACTACGAGCCATGGGACGACCCGAATGACTTCCGCTGACGAGCAGGAAGCGTCGCGGGCGGCCGCGAAAGCTGCGGAGCGTGACGACTTTGAGGATTCGGAAATCCCTTTTAATTAGAACTGTGCTATAATGGGCGCACAGGAGGTACGCCATGCACAGTTCCAAAGTCTGTTTCAAGTGCGGGAAACGTAAACCGCTAGAGAAGTTCTACCGTCATTCGAGAATGGGTGACGGTAGACTTGGCAAGTGCAAGGAATGCACAAAGAATGATGTCAGCGAAAACCGTGGTAAGAAACTCGATTACTACAGGGCATACGATCGTGAACGAGCCAAGATTCCGGAACGCCGCAAAGCTGCGGCAATTGTTAGTGCGGCATGGCGTCGTGCTGACGCTCGACGATCGGCAGCCCACAACGCTGTCACTCGGGCTGTACGATCCGGCAAGCTCGTGCGACTTCCTTGCGTCCGGTGCGGACGGAGTGATGCGTTTGCTCATCACGAATGCTACGACCGGAAACTCGATGTCACATGGCTCTGCCAGCCTTGTCATAAATTACGCCACAAAGAAATGGTGCTAGAGGGAGTCGAACCATAATGTGCCACGCACTCATACAGACCAGCTTCCGCGGCGACAAGGGTGAGCCGCAGTTGACGCGCGCCGATACCGCCGAGCAGTTGCCGCTCAAGATCAAGGAGGCGCAGGCCAAACCAGAGTCGATCAAGGTCAACGTGTTCCTGTACGCCGAACATCTGAGTACGCAGCGCGTCGAGGAATGGCGCAGCAAGGCGTTGCTGGATAAGCCGGCGGGAGATTCAACATGAGCGAAGAAAGCGGCCACTACTACCTGCGTGATGGCACGCCATGCCACGAAGTTCCGGCGAAGTCGAAAGGTCCCGGCGGCATGCGCGCATTCAACCTACGATGGGATCGTCATCTTGGCGCGTCCGCCAGCGTCACGACGCAGCTTAAGATCATCGCTGCGCCGCCGCTAGAGAAGTGGAAGCGCAAGCAGGTCGTGCTGTCCGCGTTGACCATCCCGCGCATCGACGGCGAAACCGACGACGAGTTGTTTGAGCGCATCGAAAGGGATGGTGCCGCGCAGGCCAAGGCTGCGGCCGACGAAGGGTCGCGTGTGCATCACGCCTCGCACATGAATCGGCTTGGCAAACCATTCGATGCAAAGTACATCCCGCACGTCAATGCACTGGCCGCCGAAGTCAAGCGGCTATTCCCTGATGTAAACGACTGGGTACCGGAGAAGTCGTTTTGTCACCGATCAGGGTTTGGTGGATCAGTCGATCTGCACAGCCCATCCATCGGGATCATCATCGACTACAAGGGCAAGGACGGAGATTTTACCGAAGTTGACATTTACGGCGAGCCTAAAAAGCTCAACTGGGACCAGCACTGGCAACTGGGTGGGTACCGCAAAGGACTGGAACTGCCGCGCGCACCGTGCGCCAACATCTTTTTCTCCAGAACGCATCCGGGCCTTGTGAAGTCTCATGTGTGGATGCCGGAAGAAATCGACGAAGGCCAAGAGATATTTGAGTGCGCGGTGGCGCTGTACAAGCGACTCAAAAAATACGACCCTTCCTGGTAGGAGCGTTCTGACATGACCCCCATCCTCCCCTTCCTCCTCGGCTTCCAAGTCGGCGCGTCGCTAATCGCCGTGCTGCCGTACCGCTGGGGCAATCGCCTGCTGTGCGCCGTACTGGCGTCGCTAGTCGCGTTCGCATTCGTCGGGCGCGTGTTCGGCGCTTCACTTGGCGCCCCGATCCCTGCGCGTCCTGGCGGCTACTATCCGCCGCCGGCCGCACGCAACAACTGCCTTGAAACGTACAAGCGCAGCAAGCAGCTTCGATGTGACAGGCCATTTTCTTCCGGCTTCGAGCCGCAAGGAGCGAACTGATGACGGCTGCGGTGCTGACGCGCTCGCATCCTACGCTGCAAGGTGACGGTAACTGGTATGGGTGATAACGGATTGGGAGGAAGGTGCGATGAGTGAATTTCTAGAATTGATCGAGTTCGCTGAACAGACGGTGGTTGTCGCCAAGGATCAGCCGCAGTACCGGCCATTCCCAGCGCACCGCGCAGCCGATGGCACGTTGACATGTTGCTGGAAACTTGGATGGCGTGACCGCTTGCGTGTGTTGTGGAACGGGTTGCTGTGGCATCAGATCATGACATTCAATCAGCCGTTGCAGCCGCAACTACTGCTGACTCAGAAACCGGACCTATCGCCATGACCCACACATCCCCCGACATCCAGTACAGGGCGCTGCTGCAAGCGGTTGAGGAATCACGCTAGATGCAGTCCGTGCGAATCACGCAGCTAGACGGCGCATTGCCGAATATCGCCATCATGAAGCTGGCGCATTGGCATCGCTCGCGTGGCGATCGGGTGACTGTTTCGCGGACCATTGAGCGCGACCTTTTCGAGCCTGACTATGACAGGGTTTATGGTAGCTCGATTTTCAAGTTCAGCAACGAACGCATTGACCGCTTCAAGACCGTTTGGCCGGGTTCCATCATCGGTGGGACCGGCACCTTTGAACCGCGAACGGTTGAGAACATCATCGGCGTCGAATCCTACGAACACTACGACTACACAGGGTTCGACTGCGATTATTCGATCGGCTTCACTCAGCGCGGTTGCCGCCTCAAGTGCAAGTTCTGCGTGGTCCCGATGAAGGAAGGCAAGAACCGCAGCGTCAACACGATAGCCGACATTTGGCGCGGGTCTCCGCATCCGAAGAAATTACATCTTTTGGACAATGACTTTTTCGGCCAGCCGGAAGATCAGTGGCAGGCTCGCGTTGAGGAAATCGTAAACGGCGGCTTTCGCATTTGCCTATCGCAAGGGATTAACGTTCGCCTGCTGAACGAGAAGGCAGCCGCAGCATTGGCGCGCATGGAGTACCGCAGTGCGGACTTCCAGCGCCGCCGCCTCTACACGGCATGGGACAACCTGGGCGACGAGAAGGTTTTCTTCAATGGCATGGACTTGCTTGAGGCCGCAGGCATTCCCGCCGACCGTGTGATGGCCTACATGCTGATCGGCTTCGACAAGCGCGAAACGTGGGAAGCGATCTGGCACCGATTCAACCGCATGGTCGAGCGCGGCATCAAGCCGTTTCCGATGGTGTTCGACCGCACCCGCAAAGACCTGACCGCGTTCCAGCGATGGGTAAACCTCGGCCTTTACCGAATCATTCCGTGGGCCGACTACACAGGGAAGCCGCATGAAAACCTTTCTGATTTGCCCGGTTCGCGGCGAAGCCGCTGATACCTATGCCAAGACCGTCGAGGCATTGGAGGCTGAAGGCTACACGGTCCACTGGCCACCTCGCGATACCGACCAGAACGACGAGACCGGCCTGCGTATCTGTCAGGACAACACAGCGGCGATCGCCAGAGCGGATTGCGTGCACATCATCTGGAACGGCACGAGTCAGGGCTGTTTGTTCGACCTCGGCGTCGCCTTCGCGCTCGGAAAGAAAATCATCCCGCTTGAGCTTCCGCCGCCCACTGCAGGCAAGTCGTTCCAGAACATGATACGCGCCGCCGAGATTGCCGCCACCCTCTCTCCATCGGTGGCCTCACCGCAGGCGGTGCAGGTTACGGATGAGATGATTCGCGCTGGCTGTCGTGGGTTCTACGGCGATCGGTGGAATAACATCTCCGATCTGTCGAAGGAATCAGCCCTTACGTGGATGCGCGATGCACTCACATACGCCCTCGCCGCACAACCGCAGGCACAGCCGCCGCAGGATTATGTACTGGTGCCGCGTGAGCCGACAGAGGCGATGCTGGTCGCCGCACTGAGAGAATTCGACCCGATTGGCGAACTCGTCGGTTGGGATCACGATGAACACCCATCCCGCACTGACATTCGTGGTGCATGGAAGGCAATTCTAGCTGCCGCACCTATTCCGCTACAGGAGTCCCCTGCACAGTCGCAGGCATGCGAGCCGGTGGCGAAGCCGCTTACGTGGCTACGCACGCTGCACGGTAAGCCTGATTGGGCGGAAGATTGCATTGGTGACGATCCGTGCGCCGACTACGATGCAGAGGACGGGTACGCGGCAGTGCCCCTCTACACCCACCCACCCGCACCCTCGCCTGCAAGCGCGCAGCTACCAGCTACGGGGCCGTTCGTGGATCGCATCGTCCGCATATTCCGCGGCAAGCCAACAGACGACACTAGCGCATTGGTATTGCGTGACTACGCACTAGCCGCAAGTGGCGGCGATTCGGCGGCTTCAAGCCAGCGTGCGCTGGTGGAAGTGTTCCGTAATTTTATTAGCTGCCACGAGAAACTTGGCGTTGACACGGTTGGGTGCAGCACTGTTGCGATGAGTAAAGCCATGCGTTCACTCGCCGCCTACACCGCCGCGCTCGATGCAGCCGGGAGAGGAGAGGAATGATGGATATGATCGACGTTGTGTGTATTTGCCTGCCAAACGGAACCAACCTTTGGTGCGAAGCTGGCGACATGGATTACGTTCGCAGGGTCATGGACAAGTGGAAGGACGAACACCCGGAGTACGTTGGCGGCGAATGTACCTGCGGCTTCGTGATAGTCCGAATGCCCCGAAAGGATTACATCGCCATCGGCACGAACAACAGTTTCGAGTGGCCAGCCGCTAGTGCGGATCGGAGGGAGGAATGAGGCTTGTTGATTTGAACCCTGAGTTTCTAGGGATTGGTGGAGAAGGTGTAACTGTGTCTGCCACTGGTGAGTCAGTTCCGCGCCGTGAGGGCGTCGCGCTTTCGTTCGATTGCCCGTGTGGCTGCGGATCACAACCTGTCCTATCTCTCAAACCGCCAATGGATGGCGGGCCGCCACTACAAGAGCACCCGGCATGGGATCGCACTGGCGATACGTTCGACACGCTGACACTACGGCCTTCAATCCTTCATCATCCATGCGAATGGCATGGCTTTATTACCAATGGCGAGGTTACGCGAGCATGACCACACAACCGCCGTCGCACGAGGAAGTGCAGCAACTGCAATCAAGGATCGCTGATACGGCTATGCTGACCTCATTGCCGGAATGGTTGCGGAAAGAATTAACGGCAACTGCCGCCATGCTCGAATCCCTCCTCGCCGACAATGTGCGGCTGAGCAAACGTGAGGAGTATTTGGACAGCAAGTGTGACGAGTTGCTGAGGGAACGTGACCGGCTTGCATTGCTGGTAGATCAACTTCGCGCACGCATCGGAGAGCTTGAGGCGCAGGTTGAGCGCGTCCACAACAACTACGCCAATATGTCGCTGACTTCCGACACAACGAAGGGCGAACGGATTGCGGCGCTGGAGAAGGATGCGGCAAAGTGGCGCGAGTTTATCGACGGCGTGCCATTGAAGTATTGCGCTGGCATCTGGAACAAACAGACTTACGTAATGACCCCATCGGTCGAATTTGCAGAACGAATCGACGCCGCCCTCAACCCGCAATGTAGCGGTACGGCGACGGGGCGGGAGGGGCAGTGATGCTTGTATTGCACCGAAATTGCACAGGGGAGGCGATTGTGGGATGGCGGTGTCTCAGGAGGGGCGACGGGTCAGTAGTTGACGAACGCCAGACCCGATCCGAACCCGAGTATGTTCGAAGTTCCATCAGCATTTATGGCTGACCCCCAAACCCGTTGCGCGCTTCCCCATGTTGGTAGCCACGACGACCAAGCATAGGACGGAGCCGTTGAAATAGATCCTGGGAAATAGTTTCCTGGCGTTGAAGTGAGCGTCTGTTTGTCGCCAGTTGACAATGCGGATGCGTAGCCGTAGAGGTAGCTGATCGTGCCAAAGTTCATTGCGAAGCCGGTTCCGATATAGCGCCCGATGGTTACTTGAGCAGCCGACGATGGCACCGTGTACGTGCCGCTAACCGAAACAGTTACCGCGCTGCCGCCATCAAGCACGAGAATCAACTGCGTGCCGTTGTATGTGATCGCCACCGAATGAGCGCCTGTCGTCAGCGCCGTCATGCTCGCGAACTCAATCTCCGCGTCGCTGTTGATCCCCTTCATGTAGACGACGAGTTTGTTGGAGTTGGTCGTGCTGGTCCCGAGATACCAACCAGTCGTTGCTGACCCTGTGAGATAGCCGATAAGTATCTTGTGCGTCGTCGTCGGGAGTGAATTTACTGTGAACCCCAGAAGCACTGTGTAGGGGTTGGACATGATCGGCCCGACGTTCGCGCCAGCGAACTGCGAGAACATATAGCTGGAATCGGTGAAAGGCCCAACCCCCGATTTCTGTCTATTTCCATTGACGTACCAGACTGAATTATCGGATAGGTAGGTAATCTGCGAATCAGTCGCTTGGTAGATACTGCCGGCACTGGCGGCGGGGCGATCCTTGTCCAGTCCGACCGTGATTCCTGCTGCCCCCGGTCCAGCCGCCCAAACCGGGTTCGCGCCAGCCCCGAGAGTCTTAAGGACGTAGCCCGACGTGCTCGGCCCGAGTGCTGACCAGACGCTTGCGCCACGGTAGATAACGCTGCCCTGCGTGCTCGACAATTCCGCATCCAGAATCGCGCTCAGCGAGCTATCAACCGCATTGGCCGTGCTGCCGGTAATGTTCGCCTTGACCGTGTGCGCTGCCATCTGCGCGAGTTGCGAGTTGGCAACCTTGTTCGTGCCGATTGCCGTGACGCCCGTCGAGTTGATCGTCACGTCACCCGACACGGCGTTCGTTACCCACGCGCTGCCGCTGCCGATCAGCAGGTTTCCCGCCGTCGCCGTTGTCGATCCCAGCGCCACGGTGTTGATCTTGGCAACCGTCGGGTTCGGGTACGTGCCGGACAGGTCGCCGCCGGCTGCGCCACCCGGAGCCGTGCCAGTTATCAGTACACTACTGGCTGCAGTCAGACGTCCCTTGGAATCGACTGTAAACGCGCCTACGTGTGTCGCGTCGCCATAGCTGGCAGGAGTAACTGCGGTGTTGGCGAGCGTCGCAGCGACGCTCCCAGGCCCCGTAGCGGTCACATCGCCGGTCAGGGCAGTGATGGCGTTCGGGGTGAATCCGGTGATGGCAACATTCGCTGCCAACGTTACATGCCCATCGGCATCGACCGTGAACTGCCCAACGTGCGTGGAATCGCCGTACAAGGCCGCAGCGACGCCGCTGGCCAGGTGGGTGATGTTCGGGGTCGTGCCACCGCTGGACGCCAGTGGCGGGCTTGCCGTGACGGCTACGACGCTTCCGCCGCCACCGCCTGTGGCGTTCGCCAGCAGCGTGCCACCGGGCGGGTACGTCGCCGCCGTCAGGTCAAGCGTGTTCTGCCACAGCGGCGGGGTGGTGGGCTTGATCGGCATAAGGTCAGGCGGTCAGACGATCGTCGTCCAGGTATTACCTCCGTCCTTGGTCGCGCGCAGGTTCGTGCCGTTGAAGGCGATGTAGACGCCTGTGTTCGCGCCGGTCGGCGCGTGGAAGCAGATTGCTTGATTTGTTGCCAGCCGGATCGCCGCGGTGTTGCTGTGGCCGGACGTGCCTTCTGCGGTGAAGGTGGCTGCGCTGGTGTCCAGCCCCAGATCGAAATAGTCCGCAACCCGCACTGCCACTGCCGGCGCTACTGTCGTGCCGGAGCCGCCGTGGATGTTCAGCCCGTAGCCGCCAGTTCCGTAGTTGGCCGGCGTGCCGGTCGAATCGACGCCGACGATGCTGTTGGTGTTGAACAGTATGCCCGTCCAATTCTTCGACCCGGCAATCGACCCGGCGAACACCATGCCGAAGGTTGCATGGAATTGCGATGCTGCACCGGGATAGTCGGGGACCATCCACGGGCCGCTGACGACCCGGGCGCCGCCGGTCGTGTCCTGTCGCCCGAAGTCCAGCCACGCATTGCCGTAGTTGATTTCGCCTGCGCGAACGATGCCCGTAGTGAACTGATGCGTTACGCCGGCCGGATCGGGTGAAGCGCTATAAGCGATGTCAGGTCCGTACGAACAAATCCACACAGAGTCCGCCGTACCACCGTTGACCCGCTTGGATCGCGTGATGGGGTTAAGCGCGATGCTGAACCCTGCGGTGATCGACTGGTTCAACGTCAGGTCGTGGCGTACCGATGTCTTGCCGTTGGCGCCGGCCGAGCAGGTCTGCTGGGTAGACATCGCCCCAAGGCCGGCGTCGCCCAGTCCGACAAAATCATTGTTGTAGGCGTCGGTGATCGTGATGTCGAGCGCGTTGGCATCCTGGATCATGCCGCCCGTTTCGTTGTACAGCGGGCATAGCCATGCCGTCGCAACGCTGCTGCTGAGCGTGGCGAATGTGCGCGTGAACTTGTTGGGGGCGCCGGTGAAGATATTGGCACCGTAGAACGTCTGCAGCCCGCTGGTGCTGTTCCACGAGTAGCTGCCGGTCGTCGGACTGAACGACCCGCCGCTGCCCGGTGGCGTCGTCCAGTTGCCGGCGCCGTTCAAGTACACCGCTGCACTACCCGGATAGCCTTGCAGCTTGCTCGGCTGGATGCCGCTGGCCAACTGCGTATTGCCGATGCTGCCGGCGATGACGGCTGGCGTTGCTGACGTTCCCGCCACGACGTTCATGGCGATCGTGCTGCTGTCGATCAGATACGTCGGGTCGATGACGGCGCTGCGTGCCTGCGCATCGGTGTACGTGCCACCCGTGCTGGACGTGTCCACGCTGCCAATCCAGCCGCTGACGCCTTGGCGCCGCGCAAAGCGAATGATGTTCGTTCCCGCCGTACTCAAGGTGGGCGCACTGCCGCCGCCGACCCACGTGATCGAGCCGCTGGACGCCGCCCAAGTGATCGTATTCGCTCCGGGGGCGACTATCTCGACTACCATCTCGCCGGCATAGCGGTAGCTGCTGTTGGACGGTACAGGCGTCGTGTCCGTGATCGTCACCGTACAGTTCGTCGCCATGCCGGTGATGCGATGGTAAGCGCTGGTGTTGACGTCAATCGTCAGCGTCGACCCCGGCGCGTTGTGTGTGGACGCATTGGCCCATATGCCTGCCGCGGAACGATAGCCCGTCGTCGAGCGCGCCCATCCTTGGATGGCGGCACCCTCTGTCGGCCACGTCGATCCGTGGCTCGGGATCGTATCAATCGGCGCCACCCCGGATACTCCCGCGCGCAGGGGCATCTGCACTTCGTAGGACATGGTGTAGTCCTGCGCGCCGACCCCGGTGTAGAACTGGCGCAGCACCGTATTGCCACCGCTACCGGCCTGTGCTTCCAGGAACGTCCCGCTGCCGCCGAATGCGAAGGTCGTGGCGCCATCGGCAGGAGCCTTGATGGAGGTCCCGAACGTATTGTCTCCACGCAGGAACTGTCCGACATTGCCACCGCCGGGGACTCCGCTGACTGGCGCGAACATCTTGAAGTGCCCGCTGCCGCTGTCGTAGCCGAACAGATATGTATCAGTCAGGCTGTTCGTGACATTGAGCAGGGCCGGGGTCAGGGACGCGGCAGTGATATTGGATGGGCCGATAAATGACCATCCAAGCGTGCCGCCAGTTCCGGCAAGCATCGCTTGATGGTCTGCGCCGGGCTGGATAAGGGTGCTATCAACTCCGGTGCTATCGGCAAAACCAATCAGACCTCGCGTAGAAGCCTCGTCACCGGAAAACGAAGCGGCGCTCAGCGAGCCGTGGTTGACGTAGGCGCCGATCACGCCATGCCCGGCAGATACGGAGTCAATGAAGATAGCAACCTCATTGAATCCACCCAGACTGGTGAATGTCGTTTTGGAGCCGAAGAATTGCAGCAGTGACGCCGTGGATGGCGTGACGATCGTATCTTCGATCTGGATCGTGTTGGTGCCCGGAACGGCACCCAGTTGCACGGCAGCACCACTGGCCATCGTGTTGCCAGCCGTACCAGTAATGATCGACACCGTGCTGACCGTCAGATTCAGTGAGGCGATCACCGTCACGATGCCGACCATTGTGTGCGTGCCATCACTGATCAGCAGGTAGTTGCCGACATTGATGCCCGTAACTGACGTGACCGGCACCGTCTGCGTGAAACCAACCGCAGCGATGGTGAACGTGCCGGTCGTCGTCGTATTGACGCCACCACCGCCGCCAGCGGGGATCGCCCACTGCCCCAGTCCGTTGACAAACGTATTGGCCGCTGCTGCGCCCGTGGCCAGTCGCGCCGGATCGAATGTGCCGGTCGTAATCAGGCTCGCATCAGCCGCGCCGGTGTACAGCGTCGAATTCGTCGTGCCGGTGACGTCCAGATCGCCGGTGAAGGCGACATTGCCGGTGTTATCGAACGTGGCGAAGATCGAGCCGCCATACGCCTGCGCACCGATCGCACCAATGTTGGGGTCGTACACCCACTGCATCGCCCACGCATTCGTATCGCCGTCGATGCCGTAGCGGAATGCACCCTGCGAGGTCGCACCGGAGTTGACCTTGATCGCCGCCGCGCCGTTGTTCGCTCCGATGATGATGCTTTGCGTATCGACCGGCACCGTGACGGCGCCCAGGCTACCGATCAGCGTGTTCGACAGACTACCGTCGCCGCGGACGAAGGTCGACGTGTCGCCGCCAGGATCGAGCGGCTGCGTGGCGACGTCCTGGATCGCCATCGTCAGTTTGTCGAGCGCGTTTTCCATACGATAGAAGTTCGCCGGATACGCATCGTTCGCCTGCCACGTGGTTTCCTGCGTCAGCGGCACGGAACGGCGGATCGTGATGATGCTGCCGGAAGCAACGGGGAGCGTGGCCAGCACGCTGCCGTTCGTCGCCGGACTGTTGTCGTCCGGGTTGACCGTGTAGTCCGAATCCAGCACCCATGTCGTTGTGACGGACGTAGCCACGACCGTTACCGTGACAACGAGGTCAGTGTCCTTTTGGTACTCGAACGGGATGCCGAATGTCGTCGTGACGTCGTTGCCGGCATACGAAACTGTAGAATCAGTTGTTGAGACGGTCATTTCTGGCCTCCGACTAAAGCGTACGGGTCAGGCGCATTCGGCGCCGTAATGCCACGGGATGATAACAGTTGCGTGGGCGATGCCGCGGTCGACGGCGCCCAGTACGGGGCCGACCCGTAATCCTTCTGCGTACGCGCGCGCATACGGTTGGCATAGCCGGGGCTGTAGTAGTCCTGCAGCCGCTGGAACACCAGATGCCGGAATGCCGCCTGCGTCCACCATAGGTTGGCGAACGGCGTATTGGCTTCGATCAGGTGGACGACGTTTCCACCCAGGTTGATCTTGGCATCCGGCTTGGTGCTGCGGCTGAGCGTGGCCTGGTACAACTCGTAGGCGCTCGACAGCGTGTCGGCGACTGGCCCCATCTGGTCGGTCAGGTTCTGCTTGTACGGCATGACCAGCGGATTGATGAGCAGGTCGCCGACCAGTCCCGTGACGCCGCTCTGAACGAATGCGCGGCCCCAGAACTTCGGGCTGGTGGCATCCTGCAGATTGTTGCCCGACGCCAGTGACTTCAACTGCTGGCTGATCGCGCCCATGATGAGGCCCGTCGCGGTCAGTTCGGCGATGTACAGCGCCTTGCCGCCGGGACTGGGCTGCGCAATCAGCCGCTGCCAGTGGTTGGACATCATGGCAATGGCGAACGACTTGAACTGCAGCGGCGTTCGCGCCAGTTCGCCGCCGACCGTGCCGCGCAGGTTGCGCAACTGGTACTCGACGGTGCCACGCGCCTTGAGGGTCGGCATCGGAACGATCGTGTCAATCTCGCGCGCCGTCGCGCCCACCAGCGCCTGCATCGCATCGCGGCGCACGTTCTCACTGCGGTTGGTCAGCCGGCCGATATCGTTGGGCGTGAGCATCTTGTTTTTGCCGACTTTCAGCGCCGCCTCGCGCCAAACCTCCCACGTCTTGGCGCTGATGCCGGCCTCGCGGATGCGCGCCATGCCGGCGTGATCTTTCGGCGCACTGTCGATCGTGTCGAACTGCCGCGCCAGTTCGCCGTAGCGATGGAACGCCACCGCGCCACCCGTCTCGCGGCGCAGCGCGTCGATGAAGTTCAGGCCGGTCAGCCGGAATACGAGGTTGGCAAAATTGCCCGAGATGCCGTGGCCGAACACGTCTTCGCCGTAGCGCGACATACCATGCGTGATCGCATCGACCGCGATGCCATTTTCGCGCATCTCGCGGCGCAGCGCCGGCGATGCCAGCATTTTCAGCTCCTGCCCGAACCAGTGCAGGATCGGGAACGGCACGCCCATCGAGCGCGCCATCGCCACGCCGTTGACATCATCGGTGATCGCCGACAGTGCCGCCTTGCCCAGCCGCAGCCCGGCCAGCGTGCTGCGAATCTGCTGAAAGCGATGTGCGACACGCGGATTTCCCATCGGCCCCATCTTGCCGGACGCCAAGTTGAAATTGATCTCGGCCTTGTCGCGGCCCTTCTGCACCTTGTCCTTGTCCAGCCCGCGAATCGTCGTGTCGCGTTTCTGCGCGTCGTCGAGCAGCGCCTTCAACCCGGCTTCGGCGTTGGGACCGAACACCTTGAGCGCCGAGATGGTGTTGGCCATGCGATCGATGTGCGCATTCATCTGCTCCAGCAACGATTTCTCGCCGTACAGCGCCTGGTACTCGCGGTAGGCTTGCCCATCCTTGAAATGCAGGATGCGCGGGTCCTGTCCGCGATTTTTGATTGCGCCGCTGCCGTGTTCGTTGCCGTCGAGCGACGAGGCGCCGTCGGTCGTGATCGAATCGTAGGACTTGACCAGCACGTCGCGCCGAATTTCGGCATCCGACATCTGCGTGCCGTCTTCGTGGACGTACTGCGTCTTATCCAGTCGCGGTAGGACAAAATCAATCCAGTCACCAACCTTCGCCTTGGCCACCTTCCACATCGAATGGCTCTGCGGCACATAGTGCGCGCGCAGCTTGCCGATGTCCGCGCCCAGTTCGTTGGCCTGCTTGCGCAACGGCTCGGCGATGTCGTCGGTCCACGTCTTGACGATGTACCGCGCCTTGGCGTTGCCGGTGTCCTTGCCGTAGAACTCGTCCCACACGTCGCGGATCATCGCCTTGTCGGCGAAAAATCCCAAGTACTTCGACGTGATGCCGGCGAACTTCTCCATATTGCTCTTGGCCGTGCGCAATACGCCCTCACGCACCGACGACATCGTTTGGAACCCGGCCTTGTTGTCCAGGTAGTCCACGACCATGCGCTGGATCGCCTCGACCCGGCCCATGCCCTTGAGCGCCATCGCGTCGATGAACGTGGTGTTCGTGTCGTGCGCGATGATCTGGCGCGCGACGTTCGCCGCCGCCTTGGCCTTCTCAGCCATCAGCATCTTGGCCGCCGCCTCGCCGGCTTCCGCCGCGCGCTCGCCGGGGCTTAGGTTGCGCCAGCGGTCGGCGTCGGCGCGGGCCAGTTGCTTGCCGGCCTCGCGCACGCGCTTTTCAATGCCGTTGAAGTCGGCTTGCGTCAGCGTCTTGCCGACCTTCGCGGCTGCTTCGGTGACGGAACGAATACAGTCCTCACGCATCAGCCTCTCCACCCACACGCCGCGGCGATGCGGTGCAATTCCTCGCCGATACCGGACGACTGCCGGATGTCGTCGATGACGGCGCGCAACTGCTCGCTGAACGTGCCGTTGGGCTTGTCGCGCAATACCGTTTCCGCGTGCGCGAGGATTTCCCGGTCGCTAGGATCGATTGCTGCCAGCGGGTCGGTTTCGGCTTTGGCCGGCTTTGGCTTAATGGATTGCGCGGGTTCGATCGCGGCCAATTCCGGCTGATGGAAATAAGTAACACGCTCAGGCGCTTGACCACGGCCAAAATCTACTCTTAGCGAAGCATCATATGGTTGATTACCTTGCTTCCCAGAGGGGCGATGTTCTACCACTATCCCACTTTTCCTAACTATCCCCTCTCCAGGTTGCAGATAAGTGATTCTAGAACCGACAGGAAACTGCTGATGCAACAATTCCAGTTCAGGTGCAACCAACGGCGCCACAGGCGCTTCTACGCGCTCCGCGCCGATCTCGCCTGCCGCATCCTGCACCGCCGTCGCGCTCGCCTCTCTGGCAGCGTCCTGCGCGGGATTTGGCACCGTGCGCACGTCGGCGCTCGGCGCCGGTGTCTCGTCGCCGCGGATCAGCGCAGCCTTGGCCGCCTCGACGCTATCGATCGCCCCTTGGCGACTGGCGCCATCGACTGGCACACCGGGCGCCGAATGCTCGGCATTGACCGAATCGCGCACGACGCGCGCGGCGTCCTGCACATCGGGAGCAAAAATGTGATGCACTGCACCAAACCCGGCGCCGAGTACGGCGTCCGACAGCATCGCCATGCCGTCCAGGGCGACGTATGCCTTGGCCTGTTCGGGATAACCCGCTTGGTCTAGTACTTTCGACATCATCCCGCGGTTGACGACGCCCAGCGTTTCCTGCGCGGCGGCGCCGGACGCAATGCGCATCGCCAGCGTTTCGCCAAGTCCGCCCGGCAGTAGCGCGCCGGCGCCGGCGAACAGCGCCGTTCCGGCAGCGAGCGCGCGGCGCGTGTTCTTGTCAATCTCCGGATGCTCGACTCGCATCTCCTGATTCAGCGCATAACCCTCGCCCGCGCCGACCGCAACGGCACCACCCAGCGGGTTGCCGCCGGTCGCCATCGTTCCCAGCGCCATCTGCGTCAGCGGCGAGGTCACGCTGTGGATCAGGTTCGCCGCGCCGCCGGTCAGGCGCGGATTGGTCTTGAACGCATCGATGACGCGCTGCTGCTCCGTCGCCTGATGCAAGGCCAACTCCTCCGGATCAACCTGCACGACGTCCGGCGGCGTGAAGAAGTCCGGATTCGGTGACATCGTGGACAGCAGGTCCGCACTGCCGGCGCCACTGACCTGTGCGGCTTTCAGCGCGCCCTCGCCGATCGCCGAACTAAACGGCGACTGGCTCCACAGACCCGTGAAAATGCCCGGTTGCGGTGGCGGCGACGTACCGAACTCGCCGACGCCCGGCGCCTGCGCCATATCCAAATCACGCGGGAATAGGCCCAGCGGCATCAGGGCATCATCCGCATGGGATTGATCTTGCCGCGCTTGCTCAGCGGTGGCGGGAGCGTGATGCCCGTGTACGACTGCAACGGCTGGTCCGTCAGATTCAGCACGACACGCTGGCCGCCGGCCATCAACGGAACGCCGGACCCGTCGTACGGCACGTAGACACCATCCTGCCCGGCCGACAGCAACGAGTACGCTTCTGCCGGATAGTCCTTGGCGTCCAGCCCGAACGCCTGCAGCGCCTGAGGCCAGTGCTCCGTGACGGCATTCTGGAACAAGCTTGCCGGAAACCCGGACGGGATCAGCACGTCACGCCCGGTCAGGTCTTGTGCCACCGGCGCCACGGCTTTCATCGCCGCTTGCCATGTCGTGTCGTCGACATTCTTCGCATCGCGCTTGCCGGGCGGCAGTGCGCCCACGTAGTAGGCGATCGCGGCATTCAAGTGCGCACGCGCATCGTCGTCGATACCGGTGAACGCCGCGCCGCGATTCTGGTCCCACGACACCGCGAATTGTTTTGTGTCCGGCAGCAACAGGTTCGGCGTCTTGCCTTCGGCGCCCTTTTCGTCCTTGCTGGGATTGAGCGCCCGGTCGCCGGCCAGGATGAACTGCGCGGCCTGCGGGTTGGAATCAGCCAGCATGCCGGCGATCGCTACCGACGGATGCGACGGCGCGATCTTCTGCAGCAATGTGGCGTATTTGGTCGTGTCGCCACCGGCCGCCGCGCGCATGATCGACAGCTTGTCCAGCACGGCTTTCGGCGGCAACTGCTCCAGCGTGGCGGTCAACTCAGCCGCGTCCTGCTTGGTCGTGGGTGTGTACGCCGTGCCGTAGTCACTGGCAACTTGCTGCGATTGCGCGTAACGCTTGCGCAACTGGCTAAACAGCGTGCTGTCATTCTGCCAGTCCACCTTGTCGGTCAGGTGCGCGCCGATGGTCTGGTCCGCCATCAGCGGATCGTCGCGGCGCTGCGTGTCGATCTTCTGCGCCGTCTCGACGAGCTTGTTGAACGCCACAGCCTTGTCCGCATAACCTTCGCCCGGCGACGGACGCTGGTTGAGCAACGTCGAGGCAATCTGCGCCGTTGGCATCGTGGCAAACGCTGCGCCTGTGTGCGCATAGCCCTGCAGGTCCTGCAGACGTGCGTACTGCTGCGCGCCGCGCACGGCGCCGTAGGTGTCGACGAGTTCCGGTAGGCTGGGCGGATTGGGCGCATCCTGCAGGTTCGTGTACGCCGCCGCGGTGTCCTGAATCCGACCCTCCATCGCCGCCTTCTGCTGGCTGTCGTCCCTGCGCGCCATCGACTCGGCATGCGTCAGGTACGCCATCTGCTGCGGAATCGGCGTGTTGTCGATCGCCTTGCGGGCGTTGTCGTCCAGAGGGGCCGCCGGTTCCTGTCCGGCTTCCGGCGCGTTGGCGTATGCGGCCGTGCGGTTCATCGCCTTGGCCATCTGCTGATTGAACGCCGCACGCAACTGCCCGGCCGTCATGCTGTCGGGTAATTTGTTCTGCGACATTCCGGCATCGGGCGGAATCTTTACCTTCGCAAAAATGTCGCGTACGGGCTGACTGTCCGGGGCATTGGCCAATGCGCCGGCAAAACCCAGTCCCCATTGCGTCGAGTAGATTTCACCCGGCGTAGGTTGCCGATGCAACGTGTCCTGCAAAGCGCGCGTGTTCTGCGCCACGTTCTTGACGCCAAACTTCGCCTGCGATGGCATGTCCAAACGATTTTCATCCGTGCCCCCAAGTGCGTTCCACGTGGAACCGATAACTTGGAATAATCCCTTCGCATCCTTGTTTCCCGATTCGTTGCCGCGACTCGGATCGAACGTATCGTTCTCCATGCTGGCGACAGCCAAGGCAATACGCGGATCGACACCCTGAGCCTTAGCCTCGCTGCGAATCGCATCCTGCGGGCTAACCGTGCCCGGCACCGATAGTGGCTGCCGGCCGCGCAGCAGCGATGCCGCGCCCTGCGGGTCGTCGCGGATGTAGGCATTCCAGTAGGCGTCGGTCAACGTTTTCTTCGCGTGATCGAACAGTTTGTCCTTGACGTCCGGCGGCAGACTCAACGCCTTGATGCTCGCCAACTGCGTGGCCAGTTCCGGCCCGAGTCGACTACGGTCACCGCCGGGCGCTCCAATCAACTGCGCCGACGAGTTGACGGCATCCTGCGTGCTCGATACGAGGTACTGTTTGCCAAGGTTGTATTCTTCGTGGACCGCCTGGTTGCCCATGACCGTGCGGTACGAGTTCAGGTGGACGTCGAGGTACTTCTTCGCCCGCGCCGTGGGTGCCTGCGCCATCAACGCCTGCGCATCCGTGTCGTATCCGCCCAAGTACTTCTTCGTCAGGCCGCTACCGCCGACCGGCGCATTGTCCTTGGCGTCCATCAGTTTCTGGTCTTGGTCAACCTTGAACTTGCTGGCTGCATTCGTCGACCATGCCAGCGCCTGGTTCTCATCCAGCCGTTCGGCGATCGAGCCAACATGCGCGAACGCATCGCCCAGCCCTTGGTCTGCCTGCGCGGCGTAGTCGCCCAGCCGGCCGCCCTGCGCGTTGGCGGACAGGTCCGGACCGGACGCCGCGGTCTGCCGCTCGGTGTACAGCGGAATCGGGATGCGGGCCATCAGCCGTATCCGCTCTTGGATGCACCCCAGTACCCGGCGGAAGCGCCGGCGCTATAGGCGCTCGCGGCTCCCGCCATCAGGTTCGACGCCGCACCCCAGTAGCCGGCCTTCTTCGCGGCGCCTGCATTGACGCGCGCGACCTTACCTTGATAGATGTCCAGCCCGGCCTGCGCGTTGTACGTGCGCGCGCCCAGTACACCCTGGTAGCGGGTCGTCAACGCATCGAGTTCCATGTTCGTTTCGCTCTGGTTGAGCACGCCGGCATTCGTGCCGGACTCGCCGCCGCCACTTTCGGCCAGCCCGGCGCGGATATTGCCCAGTTGCTGTGCCTGGTTGGCGCGCTGCTGCAACTCGCGGCTGGACGCCACCATGCCGGCCTGCTGCGCGTTCTGCGTGTTGACGGCCGCGTTGTAATCCATCGCGTTGGCCTGCGCCTTGGCGTTGGCCGACTCGACGTTGCCCTGCTGGATGCTGCCGTAGGCTTTCATCGCCGCCGATGCCACCGCCATTGCGACCGGAATCCACATTACAGAACCCTCGCGTACAGCAATGCGTCGTGATCGTTCCAATACTTGCGCATCCAGCCTTCGGGCCTGAACCCCAGTATGCGCGCCCAGCGGTGGCCCTCAAGGAAATCGTCCTGCACTGCCGCTTCGATGCGACGGATCGTCGTCGTCTGCAGGTGTGTCTTGACCTTGCGCGTGATGTGCAGCATACGCCGGCTGGCATTCTCGCCAAGGAACGCATACGCACGCGCGCAGCCGTCCCACTGCGTGATGAGGCCGATCACCGCCAGTATTCCGCTGTCGTCGGCAACCGTAAACGCCTCACCATGCTTGGCCAGTTCGGCGGCGTACTCGGGCGTGGCGACTTCGGCCGTCAGGCTGCGCTGGTGCGGCTGCAAGGCGATCACCATGAGGTCGGAGGGGGCGAACTGACGGACGATCACGTTACTGCCAGCCCTCGTAGGTGACTTCGGCCAGCATGATGCCACAAATCGTCACCGGCAGAGGCTGGCTGTTGATGTAACCGACGTAGCCTTCCTGATCGTACTGTCCGGGGAACGGCATACGCGGCGTGTCGCCCGTGTAAAACGGCGTGTCGGCGCTGATCGGGTTCGGGGCGTCCGAATAACTTAGCGTGTCGAGCGGTGAACCGTCGAACACGTCGCGGCCGAACTGCCCGCCCAAGGAGTTCAAGAAGCGGAACACGACCTTGTTGATGCGCTTGATCTTGCCCTGCGCCGGGCCGTCGGTGCCGCCGGCTTCGATGCGCATCGGCTGCAATACTGCGGTCGACGGCAAGCCGACCTGCACAACGCTAGCCTCGCCATCCAGCGTAATCGCACCCCCTGAGACAACTCGGTTGTTCTGCGGCTGACCGTCGGCCAGTACCGCAACCGTTTCGCCCTCCAGATAGTCCAGTCCGGACACCGTAACAGTCGGCACCCCGTCGTACGTGCCACCGCAGTCGACATAAAAGGCATCTTCGGCGTCGTCACCGTCGCGCCATGAGCGCTCCAGCCGTTCGATGAACGAGTTCGTGGCGCCGTTGATCGTGCGCATGACGCACAGGTGCAATTCGTCGAAGTCGCCCGTCGTGCTGGGCACTACCGCGATCGACTTGACCACGCCGTCGCCGCCCAACGGATGCGAGTGCCACGCGCGCACCTTGTCCTCTAGGTTGACCGTGTACCCGATCAGCGTCGCGCCGGCGCCATTGGGCGACGACAGGACCATCCACACGACCGTATCGGTGTTCTGCGCATAGGCCATCGCGCACACACCGCCGAGCGTGATGTGTTCGCTGGGCAGCGTGACATCGCGCGAATTGAAGCTATCAGTCGCCACGTCGTACTGGAATTCGCGGATGAAGCGCCCGGTGCGCGTGACATAAAAGGTCGCGCCACCCAACTGCGTGGCCTGCACCGCGCGGCCACCGTAGGCCGACTGTTTCTTGACCGCATAGTTCTGCGGGCCGAATGGCAGGTTGGTCGTGTTCTGCGCGATGACGTACTCGTTGCCGGCCGTGCCGACCATCAGGCTGTCGCTCGGCGCAAACCACTTGATCGTGTTCACGCTGTCCGACAGGACCTGCACCGTGATCGCATTGTCTTGCGCGATCACGCCGAATGTCTGGTCGGCGAAGTTCTCGAAATCGCCGGCCACCGACATCCACGTGTAAATGCCTCCGCCGAACGTCAGGCGCTCGCGGAAGATGCAGCAGGTTGACGGATAGCCCAAGTACGGCGCCCACGCACCCAACTGCCAGCGCGTGGACGGCAGCGATCCTGTCAGCGACGCCGGGAACTGGCGCAGCACCGTAGCGATGACGTTGTTGCTGTCGGTGTACTGCGTAATGACCGCCACGCCGTAGCCGGAATCCTGGTATGTCCACTGCACGCCGCGGCCATAGAAGTGATTGGCCACCGCCGGGTTCGGCACGATGTCCTGCGGGCCATCCCACTGGTCGCCGTCGGTCGCAATGAGCGTGTCGCTGCCGGTCTCGACCCAATCGACATTTGACGACGTGCCGTGCGCCACCGATTTGCACAAGTAGGTGTTGGGACCGCTGCGGCGCAACTGGCCGACCGCCAGGTTGCCGCCAGTCGTGCGCTGGCCGGGATACCATGCCTTGAGCAACGACAGGTCGTTTTGGTAGATGCGGACCAACTGGCCGACGCAGTTCGGATCGAACGTGCCGATCAACGACGTGATCACGATGCTGCCGGTCGTGGCTGAAACCGTCATCGTGTTGCCGTTGTCCGGGTTCTCCGGCAACCACGGGCCATCGGCGAATGTCGGCTGCGTCAGCGTCCAGTTGGTGGACGAAAAGTGCGACAATTTTTGCTGCGGGAAGCGCGGATGCGTCAGGTACATCACGTCCGCCGACTGCACATACTGCACGGCCGGCGTACCGTCGGCGTTGAACAGGTCCGTGTACTCATACGGCGCGACAATCGACAATGGCTGTCCACCGAATCCTTCGATCAACGCACCGCCGTACCAGAACCGAATGACCGGGCCGGACAGTTCCAGCACATAGCTTTCCGTCTGCGAGCGCACAAACGGGATCAGCAGTGACGGGTTGTTGTTCGGGCCGGGACCGGCCATGTTGCTGTTGCCGAGGAAGCGCGTACCGCCGCGGCGCTTGGCCGGCCCTTGTGGCATCGGGATGAAGTTGCGCAGCGTGCGGCAGCCCTTGGCGTAATACTCCGTGTCCGTGCGCGCCGCCATCAGTGGAGATAGCTCGCCCGCATTGAACTGGGTCAGGAACGGGCTTGCATTGGCCACGGGTTAACTCACTCGGCTGAGAATCCAGGTGTTGTCGGGGCGCGACTGCGGCGGGTTCTGCACGGCGTTGACGAAGCGCGCGCGCCGCACCGTGGTCGCATACTGCTGCGCCATGCTCGACAACTTCGTCGTCGATTGCGTCAGGCGCTCGCACATCTCCATCGCCATCTTGCACGCCAACGCCTCGACGAACAACGGATGAAACAGTGTAGTGTCCGTCACGTCCGACACGTACAGGATCGGTAACGGAACCGGCGTCGGAATCACACCGCCAACCGGCTGCACGTTGCTCGACAAATCGTTGCCGGTCATGTCCGTGATGAGCTTGTCGCCCTCGATCACATACTCGCGGTCATCCGAATTGCGGTACTCGGCCAGGTCGACGCCATTGAAGATGCCGGACACCTGAATCACGCGCAGGCATCCGGTCGGCAACTGATAGGTCAGGCCGTAGTTCCACGCCGGCACGATCGGATCACCGGCGCCGTCGACTTCGTAGGTGATCGACGTTCTGACGATCGCAAAATTCCACACCATGTCGGATAGTTCGGCACGACGCACGATGTCGTAGGTGTTTAGCGCCAGTCGCGACGCCGTGGAATTGTCGTCGAGCGAACGAATCGTGTCCGTGCCGAGCTTGCTCAGCGCCCGGTTGACGATATCGACAACGGAGACGGCCACGATGGCTTACGTGATGGCATCGTAGATGGGCACGAACCCCAGGCTCACGCCGGCGGCGTCGAACACTTCCATCTTTTTGACGACTGTGCCCAGCGTGGTTGCTGCTGCCGAGTTGCCCACGCCCAAGCCAGCGGTCGTCAGCGCCTTGCCGGTGACAGCGATCGTAGTCGGGAAGGTCGGCGCCGTGGCCAGCACGATGCTGCCGGTGCCGGTCTTGGCTGTCGACAGATCGGCAACCGCCAACTGGCCAACCGTAATCGCCGCGCCTGCGCTGGCTTGCTGCAAAACTTGACTGGTGCCACCGGTTCCCGACAGGTCAGCATTCGTGCCACCGTAGAGAAGTCCGATCTTGGTGCCATGCCACGTACCGGCCGTGATCGTGCCGACCGTGACGATGGCGGTCGATCCGACCGCCGACCCGAGTGTGATGTCAGCGTCGGGGAACGTGTAGGTTCGATCCGCCGTGAGTACCGAGAAGTCGAATGTGCTGTTGGCCATATCAGAAGCTCAGGATGACATTGAGTGCCGGCGAGAAGATCAGGCTGCCGGATAGGCCGGAGATGATAAGACCGGGCCGCGTCGATTTGAAGATCAGCAAGCCGGGCTTGCCGATGCACAAGCCGGTCGGCGTTCCGATCGGCTTACCCAGGAAGATGCCGCGACCTTTCTGCGTCACGACGGCTTCCAGCGTGCCACGATCTGGTCCGTCATCAGTTCCAGATACGAACGCAGGTCGCCGGTATTTGTGAACTTCGTCAGGTCGACGTTGATTTCCAATTGCCGCGAGGTCGTCGCCGGACCCGGATTGGTCGTGAGCATCGCCGACTGCTTGTCGCCGAGATTGATGCCGTAAAGAACCGTTGCCATGCGTTTACTCCAAGGAAGGAGCGCCGCCGATGGACTGGCGGCGCATGGATGTTACGGACGCGACCAGAAGGTGTCGATGACGATCGTGCCCGAGGACGGTAGCGTTGCCGTCGCGATACGCAGGACCACGATATCGCCGCCAACGCCCAGCGGATCGGCCGCCAGTACCGCGGCCGTGACCGGCAGCGTGACCGGGGTCGTCACCGTCTGCGTTTGACCCGTGGCTACGTACGTGGTGCCGGACGTCAATCCGATGATGCCGAAGGTCGTGCTGCCGAGCGTGGCCGAGTTGGTCATGCGTGCGCCCGTGAAGGACATGCCAGCCTGCGGGAAGCACAGCACGATGTCGCCGGCTCCGACCGTTTGCGAGGCCATCGTGATGGTCGAGCGCGTGCGGTAGTGCTTGGCGTTCTGGACATCACCCTTGGACTCGTAGCCCGCGGAGAAGGTGGTCGAGCCACCCAGTTCAGTGCAGTATGTGCCGATGGTCATGGCTCAGGTCTCCGTCGTGTCAATGAGGACGACCTTCTTTTCCTCCAAGCGCGTGCCGCCGAACATGCCGGACACGTAGACTTGGGTGGCGTACCGCTTGTCGATACGCAGGTCGATCTTGGTCTGGATGTCCATCCACTTGCCCAAGTGGACGCCGGACTTGGCCCAATACGGCATGTAGAAGCCGGCGGACGATGCCAGCAATGCCTGCGCCTGCACCTTGCCCGGATCGACGACGCCAGCGGACGTACCGTTGACTTCCATCGCGCAGAACTCAAAGCCCATGAACGACAGGACCTTGCCGTTGACCAGCACGGGCTTGTCGTTGTAGTCCAGGCTGATGGCCTGCGCTTCGTTGAGCAGCGCCTGGTGGCCTTGGGCCGTCAGGATGCCGTACAGTGGGTCCATGTCGACGTCGACTTCGCCCTGCCGGAAAATCTGGTTTGCGGCCTTGAGCTTGTCGACGTTCATGCCGGTGTTGGAGCCGCCGCCGCCGGTGTTGGCATTGACGAGCTGGCTGCCAGAGCCGTAGGTGATGATGGACACCGCGGTCGTGCCGGTGTGGCCGGTGTTGTTGCTGCCGGCGATGCCCTTGATGATCTCGTAGTCCATCGCGCGGCCCATCGCCATCGCGCCGTTGCGGGCGTAGGGCGACTGCGGGTCGATCAACATGCGAACCCGATCTTCCTGGTCAATGAGGTCGCCCCAGCCATACGGTTGCGGGTAGACCCAGCGACGGTCCTGCGGGGTCGAAACGAGCGGCGTATCGCCGTGGCGGGTCGTGATGGCAACGGCCTGGACCGCGCCAACCTGCTCGACTGGGACTGCGGCCTCGCCCTGATGCGTCTGGACGTCGACCTTGGCCTGGAGCTTGGAACCCATCTGCTGCAGCAAAAGCTGCACGTTCGTCGTGTATTGATTGACGAACGCAGTCGTAATCTGAAACGACATGGTGCGTTCTCCGAGAGAGATGGAAGGATTGATTTATCC